GCCATCCGTTAAAACCACATGCGTTTTTGGTGATATCTTCTTTAAAGCTATAGCATTTATAACCGAAGCTGAATTGTCGTTTGCGTTATCCGAATTCGGATTAACTATATCATGATGAGCTATTACCATCTTCCCGGAAGATCCCCTCATGATTATATTATAGAAGTAATTTTTCCCGTCATCGAATACATCAAGCTCATATTGAATTTCCGACTTCTCGATAAGATGCATTAGAAATTGAACCCGTGGGGTAGGCACTTCGGTATTCCTCAAAGCGTTACCATAATTTCTGATTTTGCAAAAATTGTGAATCTCTTTTATGATATGTAAACAGCTATTTTCCATTTTATGATTATACAGCAGATCCAATAAATAATTCGAAAGGAAAGAAATTTTCTTGTCTATTTCCAGATTAATCTGGATTTCTGCGATTTAAACCTGCGGGGTTTTTAGGATTGACTCTGTTAACGGATCCACCAGAACTTGACCCGGATGATGGCCTTGGATAATTAGTAGTGTTTTGATCCCGTGTCTGGCTTCCGTAATTAAGGACAGGTGGTGAACTATAGATCGTATGTTGACTAGGATAAGAATACCAGTAAGAGGAGGGATAGTAATAGTTTTGTAAAAGAGGTTTAGAATTTTTAGGTATTAGCGTTTGAAACGGTTTGTAGTAATCCTCCTCCTTACCGGTAGTATCTTTTTTATAGTCGGGCGTTCCGAATTTCTCTTTCTGAGGATTGTAATAAGCCTCATCGTTTTCATATTCCCTTATGCTATCGGGGAAAACACAAGAATGCCCAGAAACAATTAAAAGTAATAAAACTATTATGCTTCTGGGCATTAAATTATTCAAAGTGGATTTCCTCTACCTGACCAGGAGAGATGTAAACAGAATAATACATAGGATCTTTAGCAGCCTTTGCTAATAGACTTTGTGGATAACCTACTATCAATAGTCCATCCTCAGTAGATTCAACTCTATCGACAACAAATTCGGAATCGAAGAATATTTCTTGCATAACACCAGCTCTTTCTATATCGGATGGAGCTGCCTGCTCGATATCCGCTCCTGTTTCAAGTCTAAATTTTCTAGCAGTTTCTTTCTTTGCTTTCTGGATAATCTCATCCATATATTTAGGCTTTCTCTTACCTTGGGTTGGGATTTCAGCAACAACAGTGATTAAATCTATCGCTCCTTCTTCCTTTTGTCTTAGTAGATCCTCGATAGTAGAAATAACCGCTGTATTTGGAACCTCCATCTCCGGCATACCGCCAGTTTTATTAAATTCAATGTCATTGTAAACTGGAATTCCGGCTTCGTTAACTGCCTTGAATTCTTCGTAAATCTTAATGTGTCTCATTATATCTTGATTTTATTTTAAACTATATATCAAAAGATTTTTAAGATTTAACTGTAGACTTTAAGTTTTTACCTTTAGCTTTTGCTTCATCTAGAGCTTGCTTATAAAACTGAAGATTTCTCTTTAATCTATCCTGCTCCTGCGGATGTATAGTAGAGAAGAAAGGAGCATTGACGATCTTGCTGGCGTTTTCAAAAGCAATTTCAGGATGTCCAATATAAAAAGCTGCTATCGAATATTCATCAAGCATTCTCCATTGCCAGATCTCGGGTTCTACGAATAGAATATCTTTGGTGCCTGGAGTTTTACAAGCTAAATCACCATAGGTGAATGCAAGTACAAATCTGCTTTCCTCTCTTAATTTACGCATTACGTGGAAGACTGCTTCAAGTCTTTGTGGTCTATATTCCCACGCTTTAGAATATGCATCAATCACCTCCATACTAGGATACTCGAGCTTCTCCATAATTTTAGCCACCATGTATAAAGAATAGTAAACCTCTTCGTCCCATTCGCCAGCTTCTGCTCTAACTTTATAAGAAGCCAAAGCTTTTTCGTGTTGTCCCGAATCCCTATAACTCTGTGCAAGATAGAACATGTATCTGGTATTATCAGGTTCATCCTGTAAAGCTTTTTCTAAAATCTCGGCATCGTTAGCATATTTTTCCTCTAAGGAAGAAGCTCTCTTAAGTGGGCTAATGTCAGCTTTTACGTGGCATCCAGGAAGAACTCCAGTTGTCAAATTTGGAAGCTCGCAGTGCAAATATTCGTGAAGAACTCCCTTGTAAACCCAAGGCTGATCGGATTTTACTATCTGAGACCTGTGATACTGTAGACTGTTTAGTCTATATGTTATCTGATAGGTGTCAATTTTCTTATCTATGTATGCAAAAGGATTGAAGCCAAATTGTTCAACCTCAAAAGTATCATCAGCGTCGATTATCCATCTATAGTCACCCTTCCCTCTGGCTAACTCTAAGCTTTCAGTTCGGTTAACCTCGAAATTAACCCAAGGTCTCTCGTGTAGCTCACCCGGGATATCAAAGTCTTCCATTGTTTTCTTAATAACCTCGGTGGTGTTATCTTTAGAACCAGTGTCGACTATTACCCAGTACGAGATGAACGGTGCTACTTTGGTTAGACATTTTTTGATTGTGTCGGCCTCGTCCTTTACGATCATAACCAAACAGATTTCTGCTGTTTGCTTCTTAATCTCGGACAGCCCGCCAATTTGAGTTGCCTGCATAGGCTGACTAGATTGCATCTGTTTTGGTTGCATATTTTTTTGATTTTTCTGTGATTTGTTTATTTTATTTCTGCTTTTACTTTTAGGCATAAAAAATATTTTAAAATTATACTGTTTTTATTGATAAGATTTCATAATTAAAACCTGAATCGTCCAATTCGGTTTCTATAACATAGGAACTGCTTCCAAGATCACCTCTAAACATGATTTTTTCCGAAAAGGGATCAACCCTATCCAATATTATTCTTTTGAGTTCACCACTTTCCCAGATCCAGGTCATCCACTTCATGCTTTTTCTGTGAATTATTCCGCAGTGTTTATCACGATTACCCAAACTGATTTTTAACCTTGTCATTCCCTTAACTGGAGAATTGTAAAGTTCTAGAATAATATAGTTTTCGGAAACACCTGATACCAGCTGAAGATCCTTTATATTAAAAGAAAAAACAACCAGATCGCCTAGATCGAACCAATTTAATCTGGAGTCTATTTTTCTGAGACTACCCTTAAAAGCTGATCTTAATTTTCCGGAGTCAGATGTATCAATATCCATGTAGCAGGATATCTCTTTTGTCCTGTAGTTCTTAACTCCCTTTATACTAGGACCGAGATCGGAATTGAAATAAGAGACTAGAAAATTTAGAGCTTCCTCTAAAAATGTTCTTTCAACATCCTGCTTTACTTTCTCCTCCTCTACCCTTTTTCTAAAATTTTTAACAAAGTGATCTACAGCTTCGGACCTCATCGAATTTATTTTTCAGAGGATTTTTCAATCCCTAGTGATTCAACAACTTTTTCTAAAACCTGATCCTTTCCGGACTCTCCGTCAACTTTTATAAGCTTCCTGCTTCTTTTATATAGGTCAACAAGAGGATGTGTTTTTGTAAGATATTCATCAAATCTTTTATTGATTGTATCAAAATTTGCATCATCCTTTCTGCCTTCTATTTTAGCTCTATTAGTTAATCTTTTTATAGCTTCCTCCCTGGTAATGTCTATAAAAATTGCATGACTCAGACCAACCCCTAATTTTCCCAATATACTGTCTAATATTTTAGATTGCTCTATATTTCTAGGAAACCCGTCTATGACTATGTTTTTTTCAAGATTAAACTCGGAGATTTTCTCTGATAGTATTTCAGCCATCTTCTCATCAGGAATCATTTCCCCAGCATCTATTATTTTTTTAAGATCCTCGTCTTCCGATTCCCTTATGAGATCACCGGTTGAAACATGTTGAAAATCATAATTTTTAACCAGAGACTTGGCAAGAGTTCCCTTTCCTGATCCAGGAGGTCCTATGAGAGCTATTATTTCACCCTGAGCGTCAGGAAGTGTCCGCTCATTTATAAAGTCGCAAAATCTTTTAATTGGTGAATTCATATGATATCTATCCATTTTAATTACTTATCTAGAAAATATTTCCATCCCTTCCATTTTTTTCCAAACGATTTAAAATTTGGATTTAATGGGGCATCTATATTGTTCTCAGTTACCCATTCTTTATATTCTCTTTTAGATCTAATACCTTTTTCGATTACCATTTTTTTCAGCTCTTCATATTCTACATTAAACCTTCTTAAATTCTTTCTGTGTTCAGCTGAAAATTCCCTCCCTTTTAAAGAGGATGAAATTTTTTCCTTGGTGGTTTGTTTCAATTTAAGTATGGAACTTCCCTTGTTGAGTTTTTTGTAATTTTTTAAAGAAAGATTTTCTCTGTGCAGATCTGAAAAATCCCTATTTTTATTTGCTTCAGATATCTTTCTTTTGATCTCCATAATATATTCATCTGTCCACTTTGATTTTGATTCCCTTATCTTATTATTTAGCGTATCAAAATCCTCCTGCGACATATTTTCCCAGAATTTTTTTACTTTATCTGAAATTTCTTTTCTAGTCCTACCATCATGTTTAACATTATATCGTGGACTTTTTTCACCGAAAAGTGGGTGTTTTTCACCTCTAATACCAAACATCGGATTCAATTCGCCAGTTCTTTTAGAAGCACTTTCAGAAAGAATCTTTTTCATTTCCTTAGATTTCTCTAATCCGTGAATCTCTTCAAAAGTTTTTCCTTTGAATGGATTCTCACCAATCCATGTTATTCCACCTTCACCGCCTTCAGCTACGTTTAATAAAACGCCATCTTCATCGTAATATTTCCTACCAATAAGTGAGATAACCCTCTTCTCTAAAAAATTCGCATCCTCCAGTGTTAAATTAGCTTGAAGCAGAATAATGAGGGGACGGATCCCGCTATCTTTCATTTTTTTCAATTTTAGATAAAATTGTACATTACTCAATTTTCTACCGGATAATATAGATTTCCAGTGCTGGTTTAATCTATCATTTTTACCTCTTCCTATATAAATTGGCATATTCTTAATTTCCGGAAAATCTTTATTTTCGTATGAAATTAAAGGATCCAGATATGCATAAACGTAATATTCCATATGTTTTTTATACATATGTATCTAAATATTTCAAGATTCTAGCTACCACAGGCTACACATCCATCAGGTCCGCTATCAAGGCTACAGACTATATCAGAAGTTAATTTGGCCGCCAAATCAGCTAGCTCCTGTGAATTATGGGAAAGCTCAACCGGTAGATCTGTTACAACTTTAGTAACTTCGTACTGCTGGACTGGCTCCGATGGAGCTGGCTTAACTTCTTCTGTTTTTTGACTTTTATATTTAGAGAGGTCAACACCAAGTCCAGAAAGAGCATCTGCTGCCGCTTTAGTCCTTAAATAGTACATACCTGTTTTTAAGCCTATCTCCCAACTATGAAAGTGAGCAGCTGTTAATTTAGCAGCATTTACTCCCTCGATGAACAAGTTCATCGATTGAGATTGGCAAATGAATCTTCCTCTGTCTGCTGACATATCCAATAGATCCTTCTGCTTGATCTCCCACACAGTCTTATAAACCTCTTTGATGTCATCAGGAATACCTGGAACGTTCTGCACTGATCCTTTATTCAAGATGATCATATTCTTCATGTCCTCGTTCCAAAGTCCGATATTAATTAGATCCTTTACCAGGTGCTTGTTAACAACAATGAATTCACCAGACAATGTTCTTCTAGTGTAAATATTAGAAGTAAATGGTTCAAATGCCTCGTTGTTACCCATGATCTGAGCAGTTGAAGCGGTAGGCATTGGAGCCAAAAGCAAAGAGTTTCTAACTCCGTGCTTAATAACATCTTTTCTCAATTTAGTCCAATCCCATCTGCCTGAAAGATCCCCGTCATTGAAGCCCCACATATTGAATTGGAATTCACCTTTGCTAATTGGAGATCCCTCAAATGATTCATAAGCACCATTGATTTTAGCTAAATCCTTAGATGCAGTACAGGAAGCAAAATAAATGGTTTCGAAAATATCCGAGTTAATCTTCTTTGCCTCCGCTGAGGTGAATCCAATACCCATAATAGCATATAGGTCAGCTAAACCTTGGATCCCTATACCGATTGGTCTGTGCTTCATGTTGGATCTCTTTGTCTCCTCAGTTGGGTAATAGTTGACGTCAATAACCTGGTTAAGGTTAAGTGTTGTCTGATAAGCCACCTTATAAAGTTCCTCGTGATCAACATCACACTTACCTCTGATCAACTTGGTTGTTCTAGCGTCGGTTGACTTTAAGAACTTGTTAACTGGAATAGATGCAAGATTACAAACAGCTTGTTCTTCTTTAGATGTCACCTCCATAATTTCGGTGCAAAGATTAGAGCTCTTAATTGTTCCGATGTTCTTTTGGTTTGACTTCTTATTAGCGTGGTCTTTGTATAAGATATAAGGTGTTCCTGTCTCAATCTGTGACTCGATTACCTTCGCCCATAAATCTCTAGCTTTGATCGTTTTTCTGGCCTTACCTGATTGCTCAGCCTCTAGATATGCCTGGTCAAATGCATCACCATATAGTTCCCATATTCCATTAACATCGGAAGGTGAGAATAAAGACCAATCACCATTTTCTTTCACCCTCTTCATAAAGATGTCCGGTGTCCAAAGTGCCAAGAAAAGATCTCGTGCTCTTCTTTCCTCCTTACCTGTGTTCTTTCTAAGATCCAAGAAATCCTCTATGTCGGCATGCCAAGGCTCTATATAGATAGCGAAGGATCCTTTTCTTCTACCACCACCTTGATCAACATATCTTGCTGTCTCGTTAAACACTTTCAACATCGGGATAATACCATTTGATGTTCCATTTGTCCCCTTAATATAAGAACCAGTGCTTCTTACGTTATGTATAGCAAGTCCAATACCTCCAGCGTTCTGTGAAATAACAGCTACATCTGAAAGGGTTTTGTAAATACCAGGGATTGAGTCATCGTCCATCATCAGCAAGAAGCAGGAAGAAAGTTGTGGCTTTCTAGTACCGGAGTTGAATAGAGTTGGTGTGGCGTGAGTCATCATGTGGTTGGATAAAAGCTCGTAGGTCTTAATTACGTTCTTCATATCACTTCCCCAAATGCCAACCGCAACACGCATGTACATGTGCTGTGGTGTTTCTGCAACCTCACCATTCGTTTTTAGTAGATAGCTCTTTTCTAGTGTCTTAAACCCAAAGTACTCAAAATCAAAATCCCTCTCGTGAAGAATAGCGCTGTCAAGTTTATTCTTGTTTTGCATTACAGCCTCATAGGTTACATCACTGATCATACCAGCGGGCTGGTTTGTAACTGGGTCAACGTAATTATAAAGATCCTCGATGGTATCAGAAAATTTCTTCTTCGTTGTCTTGTGCAGTCTTGAAACCGCAATTCTAGAAGCTAGAATAGAATGATCTGGATGCTTGGGTATCATGGAAGCTGCAGTCTCAGCAGCTAGTGTATCCAGCTCCTGTGTTGAAATACCATCATAAATACCCGCAATCACCTTCTGTGAAATGCCAACCGGATCAACTAAATCCTGGTTTAGACCATAGGTCATCTTTCTAATTCTATTAGAAACCTTCTCAAATCTTACTGGTTCTTTAGAACCATCTCTCTTAATTACGTGCATATTATACTTAACTTATTTTTTTAAAAATCGGCATCAAAACCAAATGGGTCATCCTCGTTCTTATTCATAATTCCTGCCTTCTGATACTCACCAACTCTTTTCTCAAAGAAGTTTGTCTTACCCTGAAGAGCAATATTAGCCATAAAATCAAATGGATTTTCTACATTATAAACTTTAGCGCATCCAAGATCAACTAACAATCTATCTGTTACAAATTCCAAGTACTGCTTCATTAGATCTGAGTTCATACCGATCAATCTAACAGGCAAAGACTCTGTAATGAACTCTTTCTCAATCTCTAATGCGCTGGTCAGGATCTCTTTAATTCTCTCAGGTGAAACTTTGTTGATAATGTGATTGTTGTGTAAATGTACAGCAAAATCACAATGCATGCCTTCGTCTCTGGAGATTAACTCATTAGAGAATGAAAGACCCGGCATAAGTCCTCTTTTCTTCAACCAGAAGATTGAGCAGAAAGATCCAGAGAAGAAGATACCTTCAACTGCAGCAAAAGCAATAAGTCTCTCCTGAAAGTGAGGTGATTCAACCCACTTTAATGCCCACTCAGCTTTTTTCTTAACAGCTGGGATTGTATCGATCGCTCTGAAAAGCATATCTTTTTCTTCTGGATCCTGAATATAGGTATCAATTAACAACGAGTATGTTTCACTGTGGATATTCTCCATCATGATCTGGAAACCATAAAAGAACTTAGCTTCAGTGTACTGGACTTCCTTAACGAAGTTCTCAGCTAAATTCTCATTTACAATTCCATCGGAAGCAGCAAAGAAAGCGAGTACATTCTTAACGAAGTATTTCTCTTCTTCATTTAGAACGTTTCTCCAGTCGTTTAAATCCTGGGCTAGATCAATTTCTTCGGCAGTCCAAATGCACGCTTGTTGTTTTTTATAGAGATCCCATAGATCAGGGTGCTCGATAGGAAAGATGACAAATCGATTAGGATTTTCTTGGAGAATTTTCTCCCCATAGGAATAAATTGAATTTTCCATTAAATTGTTTTTTTTTTAGTAACCTCTATCTTGACGGTCGTGATTCTCTTTCTGCTTAGCCATGTATAGATTCACGATGTCCTCGCTTGTCATGCCCATGGAGATAGCAAAATTCATAAAAAAGTGGAGACCGTCGATCCACTCGTAATAAAGCTCAAGTCTATCAGATTCGGAAAGATCTGATATTTTCATATCTGCGGCTTTAGCATTGTCTTTTTTCCAATACTTCCAAGCGGCGGAGCTTATACCATTATTAACACCTCCGAGAGCATCGAACATTTCATTAAGTTCGTCGGAGAGAGCGTGCTTGTTTACCATCCAGAAGTCAGCTATTTGCTTTAGAGTCCAACCTTCGAAGTTGAATCCATATCGAGCTTGTAGCTCCTTCTGTTTGTTGAAAATCAGTCCAAGTGTGTCTTGGGATTCGGTGTAGAAGTCTTTCACCTCTAGATCAGAACATTTGTTGTCCGTGTTAGCCATTTTCTTTGTTTTTAATAGTTTAAATAAAGGTTTCAACTCCCACCCGGTTTTTTATATATCAACCAGTAATGGTTAGGTCCCCTCTTTTTTATGAATTTTTAGAATGTTTTTCTACTAATTTTTCTAGCCTGTCTATTTCAATCTGCAGGGCAAGCATTTTATCTTTGGTGG